GGCGTCATTCCGAAGTTGATGGCCGGAATATCGGCCGAAATGATCGCCCGCAGACGGCGGAAACCGAGGCTCGCCGCCAGGGCGACCAGCGTCTCGCCGCTGCCGCAAGGGCACCAAACCGGCTCGCTCGAACCTAGAATTTTGGGTGGCAGCCACTGGCGGAACACGTCCGCCAGGCGCGCCATCAACGCCGGCGACAAATGGCCGCTGGTCGCGTTGAAAAGCCCGGGGTGCGTGAGGAGCATTTCCTCGCAATCAAGCTCCCGCTGGGCGATCAGGGCGCCGGCCGCGCCAACCTCGACAACGTCGAGGCCGACGCGGCGCAATTCGCGCGCCGCATTGCCGCACGAATATACGAGGCAGCGCGTCTGGCCGAGTTTCGCCAGGTGGTCGGCGATGACCCGCGCCCGCAGCGCCTTATTCCGCAGCCGGAAGCGGATCATCGTATCTCTTGATCTCCGGGAACGCGCGCCGATCGAACTCGCGCGGGTTGCCCTTGAAAAAGACCAGCACCGCCTGATGGGTCGGGGCGCATTTGCGCGTGCGCATCATGCCGCGTCCTCGCAGCGGCGCGGCGCCATTCACGCCGGCGAGAACGTATTGGTTGTAGAACGCCAGGCCGGCCGCCGCGCCGCAACGCGCCGTGTCGCCCACAAAATCGATCAGCGCCCCGCGGCGATCGCGGAAATTCCCGACCTTGATCGCCATGAACCGGCCGGGCCGCAGCCGCTCGGCCGAGAGGCAAACGATGCGCTCAAAGGCGGCCAGGAATGACCCGTAATCGCGCGCCTCGGAGAGATCGCCGCGCGGCCCGCGGTAGCGTTCGAGGTTCCAATATGGCGGTGAAGAAAACACAAAATCGAAGGTCCGCTGCGCCGCCACGAGCGCGGCGAGCTTGCCGGCGTCTCCGATCAACCAGGTGCAACGCGTCGCGCCGAGACGCTTGGCGATGCGCCGATTTTCCCAGACCTGCGCCGGCCGAATTTCGACGCCGAAATATTGCCGGCCGCACGTCGCCGCCACGATGCCCTTGACCGCCTCGCCGCCGAACGGATCGAACACGTCGCCGGCGACGGGGCAGAACCAATGCAAAAGCACTTCGGCAAGAACCGGGTCGAAAATCGAGAGGTTTTTGCCGTCCTTGATCTTCTTGGTTTTCCCGCCGATCGAAACGTCGTGAAACAGCGGCTGCGGGCACGTCGGCCGCATTTCGCCGATCAGCTCGAGCCAGCGCCGTTTCCGCTCCTGCCAATAACCCTGCCGCGCATCCAGAACGCTGAACGGCGGCACGATGAACGAATCACGCAATGAAGACTGCATCTTGTCATCCCTTTTTCGCCGGCTAGAATGCCTGTGTTCTCGCTAGGGGCAGCCGGCTTCGTCGGGGCGACGTGCAAGCGTCGTCGGTTCGGCATGCGCTAACATGCCAACTCTGCCCCTTTTTTTCGGGGCGTTTTTACACCTAAAAAACCGTCATTATTCAGTTGTTAAAGAGCGCTTAACCGTCTGCCGCAGCCCGACGATCCAAAAAAGATCGTCCGGCTGCACGAACCTCGCCGCCTTTGCTTCATAGTGCGGATCGAGGGTGATTCCGTTCCATTGCGTTTCTGCGGCCATTTTGTAGCCCGTTCCCGAATCGACGATCTGAACCATCGCCCGCCATTCATCCGGCGCGTACTCATCGAGCCGCTTGCTCGGGTCCGCGCCGACACGCACCGCAATCACCGGCGTTCTGCATCCCGATTCTTTCAGGGCCCAGAGGACGCCGGCGAGGCTCATTCCCGAGCCGCAGGGCATGACGATCCGTTTGAATTGGCCCCAGGGCAGCAGCGCCGCCTGCTGCCACGTCTGTATGACGGCCTCGGGGCACTCCATGCCGAATGGGATCTCGATCCAGCCCCGAGCGCGAGCGTCGGCGCGGCAGCGCGCGACGATCACGGTGTTGTAGCCAGGCGCGTGCTGAATGATCTCCGCACCGCGGGCCTTCGCCGCCGCAATTTCCGGCGACAGTACCTTCGTTTTCGGCACGTGCGCCCGCACCGGCAGACCCAATTCCGCGCCAATGTGGGCCACGATATTTACCTGCGGCGATGCGGCCGCGCCGGCCGTGACGAGACCGAGCCGCGGCTTTGGGGCTCTTCGCACCAAACCCAGACAGGCCCGTGCTTTACCGCCGCACACGCCGGCGACTTCGAAAAGATCATCGCGTTTGACCATGACGCCGGCGACGTGCTCGATCGGCGTCGGGGCGTTGGGTGAAAACTGGCGCGCGGAAGTTGTGATATTACGCTCCCGTTCCGGGGTGCACTTCGACGTGAAGATGATCGTAAAGAGCGTTCACGCCTGCCGTCCGGGCAGCACGTTGCGATCGCACGCCGGGGGCGCCTTGTCGTAGAGTTCGAGCAGCTCGCGGATCATCGCGAAATACGTGCGCGAGAGGCCGGCCTCGTAGGTCGCGGCGTTTTTCGGATAATGAACGGCAAAGCCGCAATCGGTGCACCTTGTAACTTCAACCCAAAGGACCGAACCCTCAGCCGGGCCGGCCGCATAGGTTGGGACGGCCGCGGAGCCGCAGCAGGGGCAATGGCACTCGCGTTGTTTAGGCATCGGCTTGCTCCTTCGGCCGCAGATAGGCCAGCACGCGGTTGACCGGGAAATTCTCATAGCACACGGATGACGCCTGGTTGCCGCCGAGGACGCGCAAAAAGCCGGCGGGAACGCCAGCGCTCCCAGGCGGCTCGGCGACAAATGCAATGTGGCCTTCCCAGCCCTTCGGGTCGCCGCGCCAGAAAACGGCCGCGTCGCCGGCCTGCACGTCGGCTGGCTCGACGCGTTGCCAGTCCGGGTCGGAGAGCAGCGCGCGGGCGTTCGGGTGCGTGTCGATGGCCACGCCGCACTGCTGGCAAACGAAAGTGAAAAACGCTTTGCACCAGGCCAGCGTTTCGTTCGGCGGCATGCCAACGGCCGCGAGAAATTCGGCGATCGCGGGCGGGCACGTGCCCGGTTCGCGGCGCACGCCCAGGTAGGATTTGGCGGTATTGAGAAGTTTTCGGCCGAGGTCGCTCATTTAGGACTCCTTTTTAAAATCACGAATTCGCGCGAACGCCCGTGAATACCGCCCTTGACATTCTTCTGCCTGCGGCGGGAGAATCCGCTCATCACGTTTGAAAATGGGAGATTGAGATGAAGGCCCTGACTGTCGCGATCGCGTCCTTGCTCCTGGCCGGCTGCCTCTTGCTCCTGGCGACGTGCGCTCCCGGCGCCAAGACCACGAATAACATTTACGTCGCCGCCGACGACGACGGCTCGCCGACCGCCGATGATGACGCTACGATCGACGACGATGCGGCCGACGACGATAACGATGCGGCCGATGACGACGACGATGATGATGACAATGACGACAACGACGACGATGACGACGACAGCGGACCGACCTGCCAATCCCTCTACGACGCTTTCTGCACGAAATGCGGCCTCGGGATCGTCGGCTGCACCGAGGCCCAGTTCGTTTCGGCTTGCGAAAACAACCAAGTTCCGTATGGCGTGACGCAGCAGCTCGGACAGTGCATTTATTACGCCGGTTCCAGTTGCCAGATTATGAGCAATTGTTTTGTCGCGTTGGTGCAAGAAGGCATTGCCGGGCCGCCGTCGGACTGCACTCCGGGCTAGCCGATCATTCGAGCCGAGGGTCCTCTCGGATCGCATTAGGCCAGCACCCCGCTGGCGTAAATTGAAAACGAGGTATTCCGCAGCACGTAAGCATTGGTCGTATTATCCCAAAAATAGAACGCCAAAGTCACCGAGCCCGCGGCTTTCGGACTGGCGACGAAGTACCACGGCGCCACCCAATAATCGGAATCTACGTGCAAACGATAGGTTTGCGGAACGGCAAAGGCATGCAGAAAATTGACCACATAAACGCCTTCGGCCGAATTGAAGATCGAGTCCACTCCGATCCCGCTAATATCGGCCACGCCGCCGGGCGCGCCCCAAGCGGCGTATGGGGCATATGCATCGACCTTGGCGATGTGCTCGACGGTCAGCACATTCTTGTCGCCTTGGTGCTGCGGAGCGTCGGAGGCTCCGAAGACGATCGGCGAGGTCTGGTCGAGTTGCAGCGGGGAGCCGTCGAGCGCCAACGCGCCGGCGATGATGCGCAGCAGCGCATCACCCACTTGGACCGAACCGCCGTTGCCGTCGCTGAGGATAATCTGGCCGCCGGCCCCCATTTTGATGTTGCCGGACGGCCCGAAAAAGAGCGAGCAAAGGCGCCCGAGGAACACATTGACGCCTTCGGGATTCACACTCGCCGTCGGGTCTTCGGCGGGCTCGCCGCCGAGCCGGACGCCGTCGCCCCAGGTCATTTTGTCGAGATCGCGCAGGGCCTGCGGATTGGCATAAAGGCGCGTCAGATCGAGAATTCCGAGCGCGGCCTTGCGGAGCGCGGCGGTGAGAACCGGATCGATAGTCGCCGTCGTTCCGTCCCAATTCGCCACGCCGATCGCGAGGCAATTGTTGGCCGCCGAGCCGTCCCCCCCGCCGATCTGGAACTTGCGCAGGAAGATTTCGAAGCGCGGAAACGGCGCGGCCGTGTTTTCGGAGGCGTCGATATAGAGGGTATAGGGACCGGCGGCGTCGCCGACGCCGAAATCGACGAAGGCCTGGTTGACGTCAGTCAGGAACATCCCGGCCGAATAAATGAACTCGCCGTCGGCCGCGTTCGGCGCCGTCATTGTCAGGCGCGTGGCCGCGGTCGCGGTCAGCGCGCCGAGCAATGAGGCCGCATCGCAGAAGAGGCCCGGCCGGAGTCCGTTTTTGAATAGACGAAAAAGCGAGTTGAAATAGGACGGAAAAATCGGGCCGCCGTCGGGGGTTTCGAATTGCTTGCCGTTTTGCATTTATTCCTCTCTTACACGTATGCGACCGCGTCGCGGCCGGCGCCGCTGATGCCGGCGAAAAAGCCGCGGCGGCCGAGGCAAAAACCGGCGAAGCCGGGCTTCACGTCGCGAATCGCCTGCTCGGCCGAGGACCAATCCCACGCAGGGCCATTGATAATTGCATCGGTGATTTCGACCCAGAAAAACCAGATCAAATCGCCATAAACGTCATAATTTTCGAGCTCGTGAATGACGGGCAAATCCGCGCCGGCGCAGCCGACGAGAAACGGCGCGAGTGCATCGAGCACCGCGCCCCAGGCCAGCGATGGCGATTCGTTGAGCTTGGCGCGCACCCGCGCGCGGCGTTGCGCCGCCGAGAGGTCCTCGCGCGCGGCGAGCGCCAGGTCCCGCTCGAAGTCCGGCAGCCCCTCGATCGCGTCGGCCGACTCCGGGCAAATCTGGTCGTGGCAGCGTCGATTCAATTCATTGCGGCGCTCGCGGCCCGCGGCGATCGCCGCGAGTACGCGGTAGCCGACCGACGATGGCTCGGGCGACCAGGCGCGCTCGGTCGCGGCCAGCAGAATTTTCAAAAATTCGTCCCGGACGGCGATCGACGCCTGCGCGATCGGCGCGCCGGCGTCATAAATCATCACGTCGGCGCGTTCGTTCGTGCGCATGAATTGCGCCGTGGTCACCGCCAGCGTCGTGTCATCGACGCGCACAATTTTGACGGCCGCCACTCCGTCGATCGTCGCCGTCGGGTTCATCGGAAAGACACCGGCGGTCGCGGTGAGCGTGAGTATCTCGGCGGCATGGAGGCTCGTCACATCCGGCGTCATCGTCGCGCCGATCGGCGCAGCGGGGGCCGGCGGCGCGAAGCCGATGGTGTCGAACGGAAAGCCGAGTGCGCCGAATTGGGACATTTACGCATCCACAAAAATATATTCGAGCATGAAGGTCGCGAGGCCCGCGGCGTCCGCCCCGCTGTCCGCCCCATCGATCTCGATGCGCGGCGTCACGCCGCTCTCGATCGGGCCGTCCACGTTGGTCAGCGCGCGGATGATGGTCTGCCAGATATGCTGCAATTGCGTCGGCTGCGTGTGGCCGGCGAGAACGGTCAAACCTGCGCTGACGATATAAAGCGCGTCACCGTTGAGAAACTGGACCGTGCCGCCGCTCTGCACCCAGCTATATAGATTCGTGAAGATGCACTTTTTGCCGTCCGGCACGGTAATCGTCGCATCGAAATCGACGAAGCTATTTGCCTGCACCAGATTGACGTTGCGGGCATAGGTGCGCTGCGGGCCGCCGGCCGCCGCCAGCGCGTCCGAGAGCCCGGCCACGTCGGCGATTTGAATTCCGCACAATTGACCGAGGCGAATCGGATTGCCGCCGGGAACGGCCAAATAGAGCGTCGGAATCCCATCATCCGGCCCGACGACCCAGAGACCCGGCGCGGTGACGCCTGAAACGTCCGGGATCATGTTATGAATCGTCAGATCGATATCGCCGGGCAGCGCATCAGATTTGATCAACCGCGGAACGAAAGCGCCTCCGCGCCACCAATACAATCCGGGGGCGGCGACGGTTGGGTTGTCGGCGGCGTCCACGCGAAGCAGACATCCGCCGTTTAAGTCGCCAAGGTCGCCCCCGTAAAAAACCCAGGACGTTCCGTTCCAGAGCGCGCGATTGATCGAACCTGTGCCGCCCCAGGCGCCCGTGCGCGCGGCAGAATCACCGAGGATATAAAGGCCGCCGACAATTGGACTGGCCGGCGGATGGATGGCGCCGATGTCCACGACGTGACGGGGAATCCCCGGGTCGAGCGGCCAGAACAAGCCATCGAGCAGCGCATAACGCATTCCCGGCTCGTGCACGCCGTCGTCACCGGCGAGAGTGACAATGGCGTCGCCGATCGGATACGTCGAAATATGCCATTGCGAATCCGCACTGGTGAATGCCGCCAGATGTCCGGGATTTTGCGAGGCCGCTGGGTGAATGAGATAGAGCGCGTCCGGCGCAGGAACCGCAATTGTGGACGGGTCGAAGGTCACAGCCTGCAGGCGCAGGACGCCGCGGCCATAAAGCTGTTGCGCCGCGGTCAGCAGGCCCGTCAGCGTCGTCTGGCGACCGAGCGGAATTCCCGCAACCGGGTAAAAATCGAGAACGACATCGTCGGTAGTGGGGGCCATATTAAGACTCCATCGGCACAATGAGGATTGCGCCCGGGGTGCAAATTTCCACGACATCCGCGCTGACAACCGGCCGCACCGTGGCGACCGGCGCGAGAATTGTTACGTCGGTGATTTGCGCCAACGTGAATTGATCGACCGACATTGACGGCGAGAGCGCATCGCCCGGATCGAGCGCGTAAAACATCTGCAAAATGCGCTGATAAAGCGTATTGAACGCCGCGCAGCCCCCGGTCACAACAGCGCCGGCCGCCGGCACGATCGGGCAGGCGCTGGCGTTCGTGAGCGCGATCGCGTTGCCGGTGACCGACAACACGGTCGCACAGAAAGGAACGCCGCCGACGCCGGCGCCGGCGATGACGATATTCATGCCGGAGCGAATCCCGGATGCGTCGGAAACGTTGACGACCGTTTGGGTGCTGCCCGCGACGACCAGTTTCGGGCTGCCGATATTCGACCAGACGGTTTCGACCGCGAGCGCAAAATCGACCGACCGCGGCGTCGCATTGAGGGCGTAATAATTTTTGATCCCCACAATCCGAAAATCGCGGCCATTGATGGCCGCACTCACGGCCGCGAGCTGATCGGCCGAAACTGGCTCGTTGTTCGCGCCGCAAACGGCGACCGCATGGGTGCCGAGACCGTCGAGTTCCGGGAAGTCAACGGCCTTGACGATGCCGGGCAGCGATTTCGCCAGCATCGCCAGGTCCCCGTCTCTGCCGCCGGCCGGCTTGTGCTGCACCCAATCAAGGTCGCGCTGCCGATACGCCTCGGGGTCTTCCTGGTCCGTGCCGCCGGTCGCATCGCCGCCGTATACCGAGGCGTTCGAAAGCACGTTCGGCGTATTGCTGGTCACCTGCAGCGCCGTGCCGTTTTTCAGCATGCCGACCGCGCCCGGCGTTTCCGAAACGGCAGAGACGACGCAGGCATTGAGCGTCATCATGATCGGCAGCAGGCCGACGAACTGCGTGACCTGCATCTGCACAAATGCGCCGCCGCTTGTCGTTTTGACTGTGACGCCGGAATTCGGTTCGAGCAGTTCGACACCCGCGTCGAACGGTTCCCCGAGCGTCCCCTGCAAGAGCACGTTCATCGAAGCCGTCGTCGCCGGCAGCGGCGGCCCGATTTCCGGCCCGGCAATTTTCGCCATCGCGTCCGGATCGGCCGTCCCGCGGAAGCCGTTCATCATCGCGCGTTGAATTCGGCCATCGATGCCCGTGTCGATCTGCGCGAGCGCATGCGTCAGGCCGTGAAAAAACCCGTTCGGGTCGGCCGCGTCGCCCTCGGGGATCGTGGCGACAAAGGTGTTCTGGTACTCGGCCTGCGTTTGCGCGTATGTTTTGATCGTCGGGTCCACGTCAATCCCCGATCGCGGCGAAGACATTGAGCGTCGCCGGCGTGTTCGAAACGAGGTCGGTGTAGTTGATCACCAGGTCGTATCCGGCCTTCGCGTAATTTGGCGTCGCGGTCGCCGTCACGTCTTTGATGAGGCCCTGGGTGATCAGCGCCTGCAAAAGAATCGTCGCGCGCGCTTCCACGCGCGGCGCGCTGCCCGGCGAGACTTCGCGGACGATTTCGGCCTCGGTCGCCGCCGGTTTCGTCGCGTCCCACCACCAACCGTCAAAAATGGCCGCCAGGCGCACGTAGACGGCCGTGGCCGCGCTTGGATCGGCGACGGGCCTTCCTGTGGGTCCGAGGACGAGGCCCACGCCAGGCTGGCAGAGAAACGGGCTCACGGGCGCCCCTTGCCGGGAGCGCCGGCGCCCCCGCCGGCGTTTCTGTCGCCGACGAGGGCGTCGGCGCTCCCAGCGAATTTCGCGCCGAGCGCGATCGCCAGGCGTTTCCACAACTGGGCCCAGCGGTAATTCGGCCGTCGCGGATTTTTCGCGACCGCGCGCAGGCCGGCCATAAAGCAACGCGTTTCCGCCTGCCCGCGCAACCAGGCGCGCAGTCCGGCTTCCGGCTTCCGGCTTCTTGCTTCTCGCTTTTTCATGCCATCACCTTTCGCGTGCCGCTCGCCGGCGTGCCGACAATCGATCCGGTTACGGCATAGGGACCGGCGGTCAGTCCGGTAATAACGTCGCCGGAGCAGACGACCGGATGCGTCGCCAGCGGGCCGCCCAGGCGAATAATGCCGCCCACGTCGAGCAGCACCTGGTTGCCGTCCGACGGGTTGAACAGGCGCGCCTGGCCGGGCAGCACGACCCCGGCGAGCTTGATCGCGATATCGCAGGCGACGGCGATCGCCGCCGGCGCCCCGCTCGATAACTGCGAGAGCAGCACTTCGAGGCCGGCCGGATTCGTCGGCAGAAAATCCGTGCAGCCGTTGCCCCACAGTTCGACGTTCGCCCGCGGCCCGGCCGCGCCGCGCAGCAGTTGCAACACCAGGCGCCCGGTCGGCGACGGCAGCATGGCCGCGACCGTCGCGCGGCCCAATTCGGCGAGTTCTTCGCGATCGCGTTCGATTGTCATGCCGCCAAACATCCTGGATCGATCAAACTGAGAAGTGTATTGAAGCCGCCGTTCGGGTCGTCCTTCGATCGCTTCGCCGTGAGCCGCGCCGCCGCCACAAAGAATTCGCCGTAAATCTCGCGCCTGGCGTCGGCAACCTGGGCCATGCGGATATCCGAATACGGGACGCCTTTTTTGTCGCACCAACCGGCGAGCTCGTAGCCGAGCCGCGTGGCTTGCGCCAGGCGTTTTTTCAATTCCGCCATCGGCCGCTGGGCGAAGTCGCTATATTTCGCGCCGCGGCCGTGGATCAACAGCGGCCGATATTCCGCGAGCTCCGGATCGTCCGGTTTTCGCGCGAGCGCCGGCAGCGGCAGGCCCTGGGCGAACGCGGGAACCGCCGGCGCGGCGGCGACGTTGTCGATCGTGGCCTGGATTTGCATGTCCGCGATAATCGAGCAGGTATTCATCTTGAGGCACTTTTCATCGTCATAGGTGAACCGTTCGACGTTGTTCGCGGGATTGCCCGGAATGCGGAAAATCTGGATCGGCGGCAGCTTGCGCGCCTGGGCCAGCAACGCGGCGTATTCGTCGCAGAAAATGACGCCGGCGACCGGATCGGTCCAGGTCGCCAGCCCGGCTTCGTCGGCCAAATGTTGAATGGCGTGATACGGCCGCTTGCCGAGCAGCGGTTCGAGAATTTCCTTGGCCGCGGCGCGCGGGCCGGGCACGAAGCCGATCTTGAACGGCCCGAGCACCGTCGGCATCGCCGCGCCCATCGTCAACGAGGTCAAATCGGCAACGTTGATGATGTCGCAATCGGCCGCGACCGCAACGCTCTCGCGCCCATCGATGGAATATTCGTCGGGGTCGCGTTTTTCATCCAGATGCGGATGATCGACGACCCCGCGCAGCACCGGCTTGCCGTTCAACGTCACGACGACGCGCCAGGCGGCCCGGAGCGCCAATTCCTCGGCGATCGTTCGCGGATGCAGGCGCAGGTGAAAGCCGCAGAGTTTGTCGAACGTCAAATCCACGTCCAACGCGTCCCACTGTACGACGGGCAATGTGTCGAACGACACGATGACGGTGTGCTTAAAGATCATTTAAAAGGCTCACACGGAGGCGCCGCAGAGACGCTGCGGAGTCCGGATGCTGACCACTGACCACTGGCCACTGACCACTGTTCACGCCGCCTCCGCCGGAATCCAAATTTTCGCGCCGACCGGCACGCGAAGCGTGTCGGGCAGATCGTTCGCGCGTTGAATCTCTTCCAACCGCCCCTGGTCGATGCGGTGCTCGGCAAGAATGAGAAACAACGGCGCGGTTTTCAGCACGACGGTTTGCCGATAAGCGCTGCGGATGCGCAGGCCGTTCATCAGTTGCCGCAAACCCGCGGCCATATCCAGGCACGCCTGCGCGGCCTGGCCGCCGGGCAGAATCGTGCGCGCCAGGCGGTGGCTCTTCTGAATCTCGCCGTAGCAGGCGTTGACCGTCATCGTCGCCTGCGCGGCCGTCAGCGTGCCGGCCTGGTCGGCGTCGCAAAGCATGCCGCTGGCCGTCTCGATCATCGCCGCCGTGAAGCCGACGCGCGCGCCGGCCATCAGGGTCAGAAACGCGTGCGTTTGCACGTCGGCGCTTTCCACGTCGGCCGGCCGGCCGTTGGCGAAGGGCGAGGAATCGTAGACCCGCGCGCCCGATTCGTAATCGCGCAACGTCTGCACCGGAAAACCCCATTCGTTCGCGTAGGCCAGCGAAAGATTCTTCCATTGCTGCTGGCAGGCCGCGGCGAGGTCTTCGGGGTAATTGCAAAGGCTTTTCATGGCGCTCATATCCGCGGCCATTGCATCGGCCACGAGCGAGCCGAACTCGCCGATTTGCGACGCGCCCACGTCTTCGAGATATTGCGCGGCGTAACCCAATTGGCCGAGAAAATTGATCCAACCCAATATCAGCGATCGCAGCGCGTTGACGAACGCCAGCAGCCACATGAGGAGGGCCGCGAGTTGCGAGAAATCGGCGTTCACCGCGGCGATCGCCGGCGCGCTGACGATCGTCGAAGCGATCGGCGGCGTCATCGCGAGGGTTGGCGTCGGCGTGTCGCGGACAACGTGGATCGTCCATTCGTGCCGCTGCGTTCCGGCCGTCCAAACCGAATCGCCGGTCTTCACGGCCACGGGCATCGTCCCGTAAACCGGGTGCGTGAGCACGAGCGGCGGCAGCGTATTGTCGATGAGCGCGCCGAGCGCGCGCTTGTTTTGGTGCGCCGCGATGCCGCCGAGCACGACAACGAGATCCACCCAGAGCGGCTCGGCGCCCGCGTCGTCCACGTCGCCGCCCGGAATGTCTTTGTAACTGTGCACGGCCAGCGCGCGGGCGTGGTGATCCGTGAACGATTTAAGCGGCAGTTGCATGCCGTTTAACGTGCAGGGAACGAGCAATGGGTCGCGGTCGGCCATTATTCGGCCCCCTGCGTGCGAAGCTTGACGTTGCGCGGCTTGCGCGAGCCGCCATCGACCTGCGTCTTGGTGCGGTCGTCGTCCACCTTCACGTTGACGGTAATTTCCCAGGGCATCGGCGCTTCTTCCGACCCTTGATCGTAAGGGCCGGCGGGGCGCGAATACTGTTTTTTGCCCGCGGGCAGCGACATATATTCCGTGTCGCTGTGGCTCTGGCCGGTAAAATCGGTCCAGTCTTCCGATGGCGGGAAAAACATATTGTGCGCGATCGAGCCGTGCGCCAGCGGGTCATTCGGGCCAGAGAGCAGCGGCTTGCCCATTCGTTGGCGGCGGTAATTTTCCGCGGCCTTGCCCTTCAATCCGCGTTTCTTGATTTCCCGCTCGATCGAGGCGTCGCGGGTCTTCGCGATCGCGCCGACGCCCGGATGCGGCAGACGGTTGAGATAATCGAGATCGTCATAAGCGGCCTTGGCCTCGTCGCCGGCTTTGATTGCGGCGATCGCGGCCAGCACCAGGCCGGCCGAGCCGGCGACGGACGCGAACGCGCCGAGCGCCGTGCTGGTGTTGGTCAGGTTGGCGCCGAAGGTGGTCAACCCTTTGGCCGCCTCGCCGGCGGCGGTCGCCTCGGCTTTTTTGCCGAATAGAATCGCCTCGTCGGCTGCCGACAAACGCCCGAGTCCCGCGCCGCCGATCGCGCCGCCGCCCCAGCCGCCGTTCGGCCAATTGACGACGAACACCTTCCTCAGGTTTTTGTCGATTTGCTGCATCGCCGTGCCGGCCAGGTCGCCGGTGACGGCGCTCGAACCGAGGCCGAGAATCTTGGAAAGGCCGCCGGCCTGTTTTAATGCCCCTGCGCCGCGCACGAGGCCGCGGGCTGCGAGGAACGCCGCCAGGCCGCCCGCCACAAACTTGCCGCCTTCCAGGCCGTAGGCGAGGCCGCCCTGCACGTTCTCGTTGGCGGCCACGTCGCCGCCGACGCCGAGCACGCTATTGAGCAGGCCGTACGCCCGGCCCTTGTGTTCGGCCAGCCGCTGGCCGGCCAGGTCGGAAATGCTTTTCAGCGTGCTCTTGGCGATCGCGGTCTCGTACTCGGACGACCCTTTGAGCCCGGCGATTCGTTCTTCGGCGCCGGGCGCTTTTTGGTATTTTTCGCGCGCCGTCTTGGCGCGATCGCCGAGGTCCATCAAAACGACGGCCAGGCGCGCGGCTTGCTCGCCGAAAATTTTTACGAGTTCCGCCTCGCGCTTGCGGGCGTCGGTCATGTTGCCGAATTTTTTGTTCAGCTCGTCGCTGATCTGAATCCAATCCTTCAGGTGCCTCGTGCGGTCCTTGCCCGTGCCCGTGGTTTCCCACAAATTCAGGCCGCCCGTGCCGTGATGCCCGCGGCCGGCGCCGCCGGCCATCCGCGCGAGGAAATCGCCCATGTAACGGCCGATCGCCTCGGGCTTCGCGCCGCTGGAGACGCCCAGCGAAATGCCGAACACGGTCTCTTCCAGGGCCTTCCAGCGCTGCTCTTGCGTGCGCGCGCCGAACGCCGACTTCGCCAAGGGCCCCACGTATTCCATTTGATGCATCAGGTCGGCCGGGTTCACGCCCATCGTCGAGGCGCGCGTCAAAATGTCGCCGAAGCGCGCACTTGAGCCCGTCAACCCGAACATGCGCATCGCCTGCGAAACATCGACGGCCGCCATTTCCGCATTGGCATAATCGCGCTTGAAGATCGTCGCCATTTTCGACGCGGTCGCCGCGTGGCCGCCCACGCCGAGGATGTCCGACGTGCCCCACTGTTGGCCCTTGAGATACTTCTGCGCCTCCATCACGTCGGTCATATCCACGGCGAATTTTGCCTGGATCATGAACGCGTTCTGGCTGTATTTTTTGATCGTCTTGTCTAGGTCGTCGAGCGGCTCGGTCGAGAGATTGATTTTCAGATTTCGCAGCGACGTTTGCAGCCGGGCCGCGCCGGGCTCGATCCGCTCGATCATACGCCCGGCGGTATAAAATGCCCCCAACGCGGCCGTCGCATTCTTGATGTCCGACGTCATGCCGCGCCAGCCAGGACGATTTTTTTCGGTGATGAGGCCTGTTTTCTCCAAGTAGGTGTTCATGCGCGCAAGACCGGCGCTGCCGTTGCCGCCCAGGTCGATCATTAGCGCCGCACGCATGATATCCATCGCCATCGTCAATCACCGTCTCAGCCCATGAACGGGCACCGATCCTCGCCTTCTTCGTTTGCGATATCCCAGAGCAAAACCGCAATGTCGCGGGGCAAGGACAACGCCTCGCCCAGCGACATGCGGAAATGCCTAGCCAGTCTTCCCGCCGTTTGCAGCCGCGGTCGCAGGTTGCTTGTCACGAAAGGTGCTGTACTTTTCGTACAATCTCCCCGCGGCCATATCGAGTTCGCCGCGATCGAACGACGGCAGCTCGAGAATGGCGGTGTGCGTGAGCGCTTTCGGATCGAGGCCGTCGAGCGTGATGCGTTTGGCGATCAGCATCGCGGCTTCTTCGTCGGCGTTTTTGGGATTTTGGGCGGTCACTTCCGACTGAATGTGGCCGGTGAGGATACGCATCGTGCCCGTGCGAAAGACGTTGCCGGCGATCAGGACGCCGCCGGTGAGCGTGAACGGCTCGGTCAGTTCGCGCATTTTGCGGACGATGTCCGCGTCGTTGATGGTTGCCATGATTTCCCCCTCGGGTTCCGGGTTTCGGGGTCCGGGGTCCGGGAGGCCGCAGCCGAATCCCGAGCCCCGAATCCCGTTGGTTGTTACCGCGGCGTGAGCGAGGCCCAGCCGATTTTGATGGGGCGACTGAGCGCCGCCTTTTTGTCCTGACGGAACGTCGCACAATTGATGACGTAGAAGTTCTGCAAGTCGAAGCAGCTGCCGATGCCGGCGATCGGCTCGAAGGACGCCGCCACGTTGTTCATCGGCGGTTGGCCGTTCATGCTTTCCCAGGGGATCAATTGCGCTTGCGGTTCTTTCGTTTCGATCGAACCCGAGCCCGCGCCGAACGTCAGCGATGTCCCGACGCCCATGAGCAGATCCTCGGCAACCACCTGGTCGTGGCCGTCGATGTTGAAGCTCACCTGTTCGAGCACCGGGAACCCTTCGATTTTCATGATGTAGATGCCGGCGAGCGGCACCTCGATCGCGGTGATGCCGACGGCGTATGCCATCAGGCCGAACAAAATCGCGAGAATGAGCGTCGTCATGTTAATTGTCCTCCGGCGGCGAGGCGTTGCTGACCTGCTGCCCGAAAATGCCGACGATCGGCGGCGCCGGCCAGACTTGCGCGCTGACCGCGACCTGGCCTTTGGCGTAATCGAGCACCTGATGCTGGTAGTTCTGCGCGAACGTGCGCGAACTGACGAAATTGAGATAATGGTTTTGTTCGAGGTCCAAATCCTCGGCGCGGGCCTGCAAGGCGAGCGCGAGCGATTGGTCCGATTGCAAAATATTGACCTTCGAATTGTCCGGCAACGTGACCGTGACCGTCTTGGGCTGCGTGCCGACGCGCATCGGCCAATTGGCGTCGCCGGCGCGCGACCGCGCCCAGCGGGCGAGCACGCGGTAAAGGCGATAGGACATCACGCCGCTGAACGTGAAGAATTGCAGGCCGATGGTCAGGCCGGTTTCCGGGTCTTTGAATTCCGACCACACATCGCAGCCGAGCACGTCGTCGCCGCTGGCGTTGACGATGCAGGGCGAAACGCCGCGATCGAAGCAGGCGCGCCACTCGCCGGCCTTGACCGAGAATTGCTGCGTCTGGTCCCACGCGCCGGTGAGGCCCGTGACGAAGTTCTGCAGCGCGTCGTTCGGCGAGACGTTGCAATCGCGCCGCGCGCGTTCGGCCATAATGACGGCCGTGCGGGCGTAGCTCGGCGAGACGCTGCCCGGCGAGCCGATCACCATCAGGTGCTTCGCCTGGATCGCGTTCGCCAGCGCCAGCACATTGGCGTAAGTGTCGAGCGAGCAAAGGCCGCCGACGGTCGGTTTGCCGACCGCGCCCGACCAGAAGTCGGCGAGCCAGCGGGCGAGCGTCACGCCGTTCGTCGCATCGTTGACCGCGCAGGCGAGATAGTTGTAACCGGCGTCGCCGACCACCGATTCGACCGTCGTCAGATCGAGCGTACCGAGGCCGCCGGCCGGCTGCGCAACCGTCGCCGACAGGCCGGCGTTTTCGCCGAACGTCGCGCGCAATTGCAATTCGTTGCCGAGCACGCCGATGTGCTTGTGATAAACATCCAACTGCGCCGGCGTCGCCAGGTCCTGCGCGACCTCGGCCTGCAGGCCGGGCTGCGCGGCGGCCGTCAGCAACGCGGCGACCGCGGCGCAAAGATCGGCCGCCGTGTCGCCGGTTTGGTACGTCGCGACGACCTCGACGTTGTCGCCGATATCAATTGTGACGCTGCCGTTGCCCGTCGCCGCGCCGGCGAACAAAATGCCGCCGCGCGCGAAGCCGCCGCCGGTCGTTTGGGTGACTGCGGCGGTTACGCCCGTGCTGCCGCCGGAGAAGGCCGCGGCCAGTTGGACGATATTGCCGCGGCCCGGAATTTGCGTCACGTTGAGTTTCGCCGTGTTGTCGGCGTCAACGGCCACCGTGGCCTGCAAACCCGGCTGCACGCCCGACGTGAGCAGCGCCGCGACGCCGGCCGCGACGTCCGCCGCGGTCGCATCCGCCGCATGGGCGAACGTGACCGTGACATTGCCGATCGTGACCACGGCGTTCCCGGCGTGCGTCGCCGGGCCGGAAAAAATGATGTTTCCCGCGGCGGCCCCGACCGTCGGGTCGGCCATCGGCAAGACGCCGATCGGCAGGCCCTGCCAGATGCGCCGCGCTTCTTTCCACATCCGCCAGCAAATCGAGCCCGCGCCGAAGAGCGAAATCACGTCGTTCTCGCGCATCGGCGTATAGACCTGGCCGGCGCCGGCGGAGCCCGCGCCGAGCTTTTGGCCGATCAAGAGCAGCATATACGGCTGCGCGCCGACGGATTGGCCCGGCGTGAACACAGTTTCCATATAAAGGCCGGGCGAATGATCGCTCGGGTCGAGGTTCTGAAACACGATCCGCAGGCCCCAGCAGGCAAAGGTCCAGAAGGCCAGCAGGCCAAGCCAGTGCCACATCATGATTGACCCCCTTTCGCCGCCGGCGCATCGACGATCGTTCCCTCGCCGCGCGCGACGCAGCGCCGGTAATAGTTGGCGTTCTCCGCCGTGAGGCGCTCGCCGGCGGCCGGCACGTCCCCACGCGCGGCGCCGTGGCGCGGAATCACGACGCCCGTTTTCGGCACGAAAAGTTTTCCTGTCATTTTCCCTCCGGCATTTTGTCGGTGCGTTGAAAGAAGCGGCGCCCGTCAACCGCGGCCGTGGATTGCACGGACGTAATCGGCGGCGCGAACGTCGGCTCATCGCAGATCTGCGCCTCGTGGAAGAACCGCCCGAGGTAAACGCAGCAATTTCTTTTTTTTGATTCCCACAGGCTTTGCGCGCCGCCCCAGCGCACGGGCGTGTCGCAGCCGGCGGGGATAAAATTGACGACGGCGCGGCGCACGGCGAACAAAATCGCGAGCGCCGCGTCGGGCGCGGCGACGGCCGCGTCGTAACTCGACCGCAGATTTTCGGCGATGACGATGACCGCCCAATGCAGGCCCGAGCGGTCCTCGGTCAGTGCGCCTTCCTCGTGCATATCCTCGCGGTCGAATTTCACGAAGGCGCAGGGCGGCACGGGCACGTCGCCCGCTTCGAGATCGTCGACGAGCGAGTCCAGGTCGCCCATGTAATAGCCGACGGCGCGCAGCGGCAGCGGGCCGCCTTTCAGCGACGCCAGGCGCACGATGAATTGTTTCGCGAGGGCGGCGTACGTCGTCACGCGACCTCCGGAATAACGGCATTTTTCGACAGGATCAACAGGATCAATACGATCGCCACGGATATTTCGAGCCAGCGCGGAACGTCGATCTGGGTAATGCCCTTTTTGTCTTCCTCCTGAATGACGAGGTACGGCCGCGGCTTCATATAGAACGGGTGATATCGCGACCCGGTCATGCCGCCGAGTTGGTGAATGCGGGCATAGACCAGATTGGAGCCGATCATGAACAATAGGCCTTGGAAGAAATAGGATATCGACCGCCGGAGCCGGCCGCTCATCACTAGAATTTTTTTCAGCGCAACCTTTTTCAGATCGCTCGCGCGAACGCCGCCGCGCTTGCCGAACAATTGCGCCTTGCTGCGCAGGCCCGCGGCCATCAGGCGCGTTTCGAGCTTCACCGCGGCCCAGCGATTCGGCCGGCCGCCGACCTCGAAGTTCTCGTCGATCGATGACGCCAGGCGTTCACCGACCGCGTTCCACAGCCGCTCGGGGCTTTTCAACGATTCGATCCGCGCGCGGATTTGCGCGCGGATGTTGTCGTCAATGAATTCGAAGGCGTCAGACACTAAAACCCCCAGGGCTTTTTCTTGCCGAACATCGTTTGCGGCGCGTTGCCCGCGGCCTGCGCGCCGGAAATGCCGGACGCCGTTTTTCCCTGGTCGGTCACACCGACCAATTCGTCGTCGCCGTCGGCGATCGCCTGATATTTGTCCAGAATTCGTTTTTCTTCTTTGCCCATATCGTCGTTTGCTTTTTCACGTCGGCGAAACAGGCCGATCTTCGCAAGCCGCTTCACGTCGAGCCGCACGCTATTTGGAACAACATCGAGCGGCAGGTTCACGCGCCGCCGCAGCTTATTGTTGATGTTGTCCTGCGCATCGCGCAGGAAGGTTTCGACGATGCTCCAATCGGGCCGATAAACGCCGTCTTGATCGGGCTGATCCGCGCTCAGTTCGACAACCTGAGCGAGGGTCATCACGGTCAAAATGTCTTCCGGAGTATCCCAATAATTGCCCATTGCGTCTCCGGCCGGGCGACCCTTCGCAGGGCCGCCCGGCCCTCCGTTGTTACTTTTTCTCGACGATGACGAGCAACGGGTCTTTCGCGATTTGTCCCCATTGCTCCGCCGTGAAGTCTTTGCCGTTCACGGTCTGCGCTTCCGTCGTCCATTTGTGGCCGCCGCGCCAATAGGCGCGTTCGCGTTTCAGGTGAATCACGAAGACCTGATCCGGGCCGGTCTCGGCAACGTTGTTTTTCGCCATGATTTTCTCCTCACGATCCGGGGAAGGCGGTTTCGCCGGTGCATTTGAGCGACGTGGTCCACTGCCCGGCGTGAATCTGATACGCGCCGAACGTGCCGATCTTGATCGCGCGGTGTTCGAACCAGTAATCTTCGTCCACCGATTCCTGCCATTCGAGCCGCCCGGCCCTCAACGCCTCGGCCGCGGCCATGTCCGTCGTGCCTTCGAGGCCGGCCGTCAGGCCCGCGCCGATTTCCGAATCGTACACGCCGGTGCACGGCGCATCGGCGCCCGCGCGGCGATCGACGAGCACGAATTGCCCGGGCGGCATTTGCCGCCATTTGACCGGCTTGATGTTTTTCGAACGCAGCGCGACGTTTTCCGTCGCGCTGATGTAGCCGGCGAGCAACGCCGTCAGGACCTGCTCCTCGATGTCCTTCGCGTAGAGCACGTGCGTGCAAACGCGGTTCATGTAGAGGCCCGGCGAGAACGGGTCCATCAGGCCCTCGAAGACGCGGATGGCGTCCCAGAACGCGTCCTTGGAGAACTTCCAGCGCAGCAGATTGCTCTGGGTCGGCGCGCCCTGGTAATAGCCCGGGTGGTCCGTGTCGTAGAGGTTCTGGCCGTCATAGCAAGGCGTGCTTTCGCCGTTCGCGATCATGAGGCCCGCCGCATTCGATTGCGCCTGGGCGTAGGCCGGCAGCCAGCTTTGCACCGTGCGCATCCACGTCGCCATTTTCGCATTGAGCAGCTTCACGCTGTCTTCGTCGAGCTTCACGCTCTGGGTCCACTTTTTGTAGTACATGACCCATTGATCGAAGATCATTTGGGCGTACTGGCGGCCCTGCTCGGTGAATTCCTTCGGCGCGCGATCGAGGCCGAGGAACGCGCCGTCCACCAGCAGGATCGGCGTGCCGAACCAGTCGACGAACTCCCGCTCGGGAGTGTCCTCCGGGCGCGGAACCGGCGGCGTCTGATTGAAGATCGCCATCAGGTTCGTTCGCGCGGCGAGGAGCTTGTTAAAATTGACAATGCTGGGCATGGTCCGAATCCTTTCTCCGCTTACGCGGGCGAACCGTCGTTGTCGTTGTTGTCGTCGTTATCGTTATCGTCGTTATCGTTGTCGTCATTGTCGTTGTCGTCGTTATCGTCGTTGTCGTCGTCGCCGGTTGTCGTCAGGCAGACGCACGAACCGCTGATGCTTGCCGAACAGGCGGCCAGGAGAGTCGTCGAAGTGACCTGGCCGAACGCGCAAATTCCGGGCGAACACACGCTCGCGCAGGTCGCCGTGCTGGCCGAACGAACGTAGAAGCCGCCGGAGACCAGTTGGTTGCCCGCGTCGATCAGCGGCGGCGTCGAGGCGGTCGCGTAATCGAGCCGCACGCTGCCGCCGACCTGCAAGTTGACGCTATGGTCGATCTGCGGGGCGGTCTGCACGGCGTTCGCCGGCGATGGCCAATCGAGAGCCGCGATCGCCCCGGCGACGAGCAGCGCGAAAACCGAAAGAATCAAGGTTAGGTTTTTCATGAGCGTCTCCTTTCCGCGCTAGAGCGCGCGGCCTTTCTCCTGCCACCAGGTCGAGCCGCCGGCATTGATGCCGACCAGCGTCAGATTCGAGCCCTCGCCGAGCGTGGCCGACGCGCCGCCGGCGAGCTTCACCGCGGCGAGCGTGGCGGGAATGGTGATGGTGTTGACATTGTCCGTGCCGAACAGCGTGATCTCGCGGCCGGGCACGACGGCCGGGACATTCGCGTCGGCGAGATTCGCCGGCGCGGCGGCTTGCAACGGGAAGAAATCGCAGCCGGCCGCGAGCGCGATCGCGCCGGCGCCGACCGTTTGCGGATCGGCGAAGCGCGTCGCCGGCGTGGCCAACGCCGACGTGGTGATGCGCGCGTTGGCATCGAGCGCCAGGCCCGCGCCGAAAACGTCGGCCGCGATCTGGCCGCGGGCGATGATCGGTTCGCTCGTCATCTTGACCCATACCAGGGTGTTGGCGGGGCCGCCGAAGCCGACGAAAATGCCGGCGACGCCGCCGTTGCCGGCCAGCGTCATCGTGTCGTTGTCTTCGAACCGCACCTTCTGGCCGAGGTTGGCCGCGACCAGCGGATTGGCCGTCGAGTTCGTCCACAGGAAAATGCCGAACGCCTTCAGGGTGATGGTCGCCGCGCCGTTCGCGCCGCCCGTGTTATCGACCTCGGCGTCGGCGACGAGGCCGGACCATTGCAGCCCGGTCGGATTGCCCGTCGCGGCATAGGCATAGCCGCCGCGGATATCGACGCCCGAGTTCTCGAAGATGTGCTCGCCGGCGGCCACGGGAATGCCGCTGATGTATTGCACGTCGTACAGCTTGGCCGGGCGGCCGATGTTTTGGATCTGCATGTTGCGCCGTCCTTCCTACGCCGTTTTCGGGGCGTGTTTGCTGAGGAATTCCTGAGCCTTCGCCGCCGTGAAGCCGTGAATTTGCATGCACAGCGCGATTTCGTCGGCCGTGAACGTTTGCGCCCCGGCGGGAGCGGAGCCGCCGTCGGCCGCCGCGCCGAGCGGCAGCTTCGGCAGAATATTCGACAGCATGGCGAACGTTTTCTTCGCGCCCGCGAGGTCTTTGTCCACGTCGAGGCAAAACGCCTTGAGCGGCTCGCCGGCGAGATACTGCTCGGCCGACTTTTTCAGCGCCTTCGCGTCTTGCTCGTCGAGCCGCACCTGGAGATTGGCGACGTTCGTCGCCTGCTCGCCGGCCGCCTTCGCCGCGAGCCCGAACGCCTTGACCTTCGCGAGCACTTCGTCGGCCTTGGCGTCGGCCGCGAGGTCCACGGCGAGCGCGAACGGCCGCACCGCGCCGGCGGCGATCGCCGCGACGACTTGTTCGCCCGTCGCCGCTTCCGTCAGGCCCGCGCCGGTCGCCATCGCCGTGAACGCTTGCGCGCGCACGTTGAGCGGCGCGATCCGTTCGAGCACCTGGTCCTCGGTGGCGTTGTCGCCCAGCTTGAGGACCGCAAACAATCTCTTCATCTCGTCCTCCTGTCGTTTGCGGCCCTTTCCGCCCGCGGTCATCGCGACGTAGGGGCCGACGTTACGCATGTAGGGGCTGCCGCAGATGGCGACGGTGGGCATCCACGGTTGGACGCCGAGCGCCGGATGCGGCGTATCCATCGGCGCGGCCGAGGTGTAGGGAAGGCCGCCGCGAGCCGCCGTCGCCGCGCCGTCGTCCGTCCATTTCTTCATCACGACCCAGAGCACGCGCTCCGGGGCCTGGCCGCGCAGTTCGAGCGTGGCGAAACCGAGCGCCTCGGCGTCGCGGTCGCCATAAGCAAGCTGATGATTCTTATCGATCGCCACGAAGACGCCGTGCTCGGCGTCGTAGGCATGGCATTCGAGCACCGCATCGAACCATTGCTGATCGATGACGATCGTGGGAACCGATTCGTCCCAATAATCGTAATATTGACCCTCGGCGATAACCGGCATTTCGTTGGGCGCCGAGTTGGATTCGGCCAGCGGCTGGCCGAAATAAAAGAACCGGCGGCGTTCGCCTTTTTCATTTTGGCAATCGACGAAATACCGCTTGCTCATTGCGCCTTCCTTTGTCCGACGATGATCGGCCGGCCTTTGTCCGAACCGAATGTGATAATCGCGGGAACGTCATAACCGCTGAGCAGGCCGTCTTCGTGCGACTGCGCGACCAGCGCGTTCAAGCGTTCGTCGGCGCCGGCCGCCGCGCTCATCGTGTGCATGAAGCCCGGATCGCAAACGTCCGGCGGCGTGCCCGGCGTTTCGGACCAACCATGCGCGGCCAGATCGGCGGCCGTGTAGGTGTTCCTCTCGCAGCGGCAGCGGTAGCCGTTTTTTGGCGTGTTGCGCTGCCACCAGGGATGATCCAAATGCTTGACGACGCCATGCGCCGCGGCGTGCCGCGCGCGCACGCGGCCGTCGCCCATCGTCACGTAACGGCCGTAGGGACGGTCGGCCTTGGTTTTTTCCTGCCGGGCATAGCGGCCGAACGCCTGCGCCGTGCCGACGTTTTCATCGAACAAAAATCGCAAATAGGATGTTGAGGGCGGATTGGCGAGTTTCGCGCGCAGATCGCGCACGACGCTATCGCGCGCCGCCCCGGTTTTTAAAGCGTTGTTAATGGCGTCATAAGCGGTCTTTAATTCTTCGCCCGTACCGATTTTCGCGGCAAAAAAGCCCCGATGTTTGTAGGCATCATCGAGCGCGGCCCATTCGTCGGCCGACACGATGCCCTTGCGCTCGAAGTAATCGATTGCCTCTTGCATCGGCACGTCGGCCCATTCGTCGATGACGGTTGCAAACGCGCGTCCGCTTACGGAGGCGAGGCCGTCAGCCCGCAGATCGCCGAGCTTGCAGAGACGCGCCAGGCGCGCGCGGTGGGGCAGCCATAGCGCGCTGCGCGGCCTCGCCGGCGTCTCGCCGTGGTCGCGCATGTCCGACCAAATGCCGGCCAAATGCGCCAGCGCCTGCACGCGGTAAAGCTCGTAGGCGACGCGGCCGGTGTGAGAGATTTCGACGGCCGCCATCAGGTCGCGTAGCGCCGCTTCGGCCGCGGTCAGCGACGGCGCGTCCTCGATCGCCGCGATTGCCTCGGATTGCAGGCGCGCATCGAGGGCGAGAATTTCGTCGGGCGCCGCCGTGTCGCCGTCGCCGCCGCCGTCGTTGCCGGCGGAGAATCGGCGGGGCGCGGGTCGGGCGACAAAGGTCTGTCCGCCCGCGCCCCCATTGTTTTCCGCAGCCGCAGCCGCAGCCGCATTGGTATTATTGCCCGGCGCCAGCGTGTCGTCCGGCCCGCTCGGCGGCTGCCGGTTGTAGCGCTGGTACGTGTCGGATTTCGACAGGGGCACGCCAATCTGATGCAGACCGGTATCGGTCGCCATTTCGAGCTTGAGGTCGGCCGGTTTTTTATAATTCAGCCAGGCATAGGGATACCGCTCTTGCGGCCCGAAATTGATAATGACGATCGCCTTGACGAGTTGCTCGGTCAGGCAGCATTCGGCCAGGTGCTTGGCGTCGCGCGCCCGCAGATCGTCGAGTTCCTGCGCATGCACGTTGCCGAGCGCCTGGCTGCCGACCGTGCCCTGGTCCGTCGTCAGTTGCGAGCCGAGCAGCACTTCGCTGACGGCTTTTTTCGCACGGTCGTGAAAGTCGGCGTGGGTCGCGCGGCCGGTCATGATTTCGCGCTTGATCGAATATGCCGAATTCATCGCGGTCCAAAGCGGCGTGCCGCTGCCTTCGGCGATGGCATTGGCCGTGTTTTGCTCGCCGCCTTTCACCGCGTCATAGGTGACATCGGCCGAGCCCTTGCCGAACAATTCGAGCAGTTCGCCCCACTGCGTCAGCGTCCAATTGATCGCGAGCACCGGGAAAACCAGCTTGATATAAAGGCCGGCGAGCATGGCCGACCCATCGTTGGTGAACCAGTTGACCAGATACCGCGCCGGTTCGAGCGGCGCCCAACCGAACGTCTGCGGGTTCAACGGCTTTTGATTTTCGACGATCTGCGAGCCGAGGCCGACCCAGCGTTGGAACTGCGAATGATCGGCAGGGTTCGGCCGGAAATCGCGCGTGCGGCGTTCGCGCAGCTCGACGGGCAGCAGCCATTTCGTGCCCTTGCTCGTGCGATGGTCCCACCGCATTTCGCAAACGCGCCAGCCATAGAGCCGCCCGCCGCCCAGGTGCGCCCGGGCGCCGCCGAAATTCGGAATGCGATCGATCGCCTCGGCGCAGAAATCCGCGATCATCTGCTCGCGATCGTTCGCCGGGTCCGCCGGCGTCTCGAACGGGCTCACGCCGAAATCGACCAGCTCGAGCTTGCCGACCCGTTTTTCGCTGTCGGAGGTAACGCGCGAATCGAAGGAAATGCGGAACAACAGGTCTTGCAGATAAACGGTCTCGCCGATTTCCGCGCGCATGACCGCGTTGAAAACTTCCGTCGGCTCGATCGTCGCCTGCCGCCACAAACGGCGCTGCGTCGTCAGCGTCTGGTCCGGCCGCATCGGCGCGGTCAGTTGCGCCGGTTTGATCGGCTGCCCGAACTGGTCGACGAGCTGCGACACTTAAAACCCCATCGCTTTTCGCGGGCGTTTGTTGACGGCGGCCTCGGCGCTGCCGGGCGCGGCGCGATTCGCGAGCGCCTGGTCGTAGGCTTCCTGCAAGGCGTCGGCGCAATCGTCATGCACGCGGGCGTTGCGGATATGGCGAAGCTCGGCGATGAGGATTTCCTGCATCGGGTCGCCGCGCAGGAACTTCATGCGGCCGGTATTGACGGCCGTGTCCATCGACGTGATGCGGTCGATCTTGTCGCCTTTGGAATTGATTGCGTCGATCGGCGGATACAATCCCTCGTCGGCCGCGGCTGCCGCCAGTTCGTCGAGGAACCAAACCTGAAAGGTGTTCGCCTCGCCGCGAATCCGCACCGTCGGATCGATCGCCCGAAGCTCTTTATAGTTATCGAGCGCGTCGGCGACCATCTGCGCCTTCGTCGCCTCGCGCAGGCGATAGAGGCTGTAAACATAGAGGTCGCGGGGCCGCAACGCCGTGCGGGCCAAGGCGCAGCGGGCGTAATAGTCGGTGTCTTTGCCGCGCCGCTCGCGCAGATTGGTGATGCCCGGGATGAGGTCGAAGCCGGTGAAAATTTGCAGCGGCAGGCCGTCGAGTTCGCGGCGGTCGTAATAATGGAAAGTGTGGAAATCCCGCGTCAGGCGCGACCGCGGCAGATGCCGCATTTCCTGATCGTAACTCGCTTCGTTTTCGGCCCGCATCGCCGCGAGCGTTTCGACGGGGAACATTGCCGGCCACGCCGAATAGGAAACCTCGGCGTCCGAGGCCTCGCACATGACCAGGCGGAAGCGCCGCGCAGCGATCGGCTCGGACGAATGCAGGCCGGCCATGATGCCGTCCACATCGTGGAGCAACTCGGCGTCTTCGATCAGTTGGCAGATCGCATCGCCGTCTTCGACGATCGTGCCGACGACGATGATTTGCACGTCGATATAGAGCTTGGCGATTTCGTCATAAATCCACGCCACGAGGTCGCGGCAGCGCTCCGGATTTTTGGCCTGCTCTTTGGTTTGCAGATCGTCCAAAACGACAAGCTCGGGCCGCACGTTGATATAACGCGAGCCGCGCACGTCGCCTTTTCCGTAATAGATCGCCTCGACGACAACATCGTCGGTGGTAATAAAATATTCGTCCGTCCAACGGTCGGATTCGGTTTTCAGATTGCCATAATCGCGCTTGATCTGCGGGTTGTGTTCCAGTTCGGCGCGCAACGTGTAGACCATTTTTTGCGCGTTCGCCGCGACATACGAGCCGATCATGATGTAACGTTTTTTCTTCCGGCAGATGCAATAAAGCGGATAAATCACGGTGCAGATAATCGATTTGCCAAAGCCGCGGGGCAGCACGACGAGGACGCGCTGCGCATAAAGCAGCGCGGCGAAAAGCACGAAATGAATCGTGGCGAATGGCGTCTCTTTGCCGGTCTTTTGGCTGCGCAGCAAATGCGGACAATACTTGCGGCCCCAATCCGCGATCGCGTGCGCCGTGTCGTAGGTTTCGAGCATCTTGCCGATGCCCGGCACGCGGTCTTGTTTTTGGTCGGCGAAATCGAGCAGCGCCAGGAACATCGAGATCGCGGCGTTGATGCGGGCCTGTTTCGGCAATTGGCGCTTAAGCATTGAGCGCCTCGCCGTAATCGAAGCGCTCGGCTTCCGTCGCCAGCCGTTTCGCGATGCCGCGGCCGTGCTTGTCGAGCAGCGGCTGCACTTCTTCCCACGTGCCCAAAATGCCGAGAATCTTGCCGGCGACGAAATCGAAAACCTTGGACGCCGGCGGCAGTTCGAGATTGTTGTCGGCGGCGAGTTTTTGCTGATATTGCGCGATTGTTTGCTTGAGGCGCTGCGTGTCGAGTTCGAGGCGCTGGCGTTTGATGTCCATTTCGTCGCGCTTGATTTCCTGCTTTTTCAGTTCGGCGAGCAGCCAGCCGAGATCTTCGGTTTCGACGCGTTCCAGACCCTGCCCCTTTTTGAGCATGGTCATCTGCGCCCAATTCATGATGAGGTCGTAGGGGTCGCCGCCGTCCTTGGCGGTCGCGATCTGGTCGCGCAGCCGTTTGATTTCCGCCGTGCGTTTGGCGGCCTCGGCCGCGGCCGGGCCTTCCTTGTTTTTCCACCAACGGCTGATCGCCGATTCCGTCAGGTGCGGCACGAGCTTCGCCGGCCGCGGATCGACGCCGTTGTAGGCATCGACAATGAGATTGACCGCCACGCAGATTTCCCGATATCCCTCGCCCTCGGTGAACCGCCGATAAAACTCGGCGTAAATTTCCGCGGGAAATTGTGCGATCGTCGAATCGCGGCGCATCGACCGCCGCGAGACGGTCGCGAGCGCGCGCAGTTCGGTCGGGGGTTGGCGGCGGTCTTTTTTCAAAGCAATGTGACGCCTTCGTCGGTCAGGGCCCCATCGACCAGGTCAACGCCGAGCGGCGCGAGTTTGACGCCTTCGTCCTCCACGAGCACGAATTTCGAAATCTCCAAATAGCGCAGCGCCTTCGCCAGGCGCTCGCGATCGAAGCCGCTCATGCCGAGCTTCGCGAGCAGGGCGCCGGTCAGGCGTTTGTCGGAAACGTGATGCGGATATTGGCCGAAGAGAAGCTCGATGACGTTGCCGGCGACAAGCGCGGTCTGCATATCGCAGCATACCGTCGCGCGGCAGCCGGCGGCCGTGAGCGAATAGGCCCATTCGTGGCCGGCCTTGCGCCAGGACACGAACTCCGGGCCGCCTTCGTCGTGCAGATAATTCAAGCCCGCAAGGATTTCCTTATCTTCGGCGCGACCGGCGAGCGCGCGATCGATCTCGCGGCGCCACACTTCGCGCGGGAAGGCGTCGGCGATCAGTTTCAAAATCACGTCGCGGAGATCGTCGTTATTCATTTTTCTCCAAGGCCTCCACGCGGCCGGCGAGCCGATCGACGAGGCCCGCGAGGCGTTCGGTCTGCCGTTGCGTTTCATGCGCCATCGCCGCCGCGCCGGCGCGAATGTCGTTCAATTGATCGGCGCCGACGGACTGCGCCAGGTGACTGATCGCGGCCGTCTGCGTCGTCAGGCCGTCGGCGATCGCCTTCTGGCCCGCGGTGAACTGCTCGATGGCCTTGCGCCACAAATCGGCCTGGACGTTCTGCGAGTCGCGCAGGATGGCCGTTTGTGCGGCCTGTGCCGCTGCCTGACGCTTGACGAAGCTCAGCGTCGCGTAAATCAACGCTCCGGCCAGCGCGAGCACGGCGAGGGCCAAGGCGCTCGCCAGACCGAGGTTTCCCCAAGCGCGGATGACATCGCTCGTCGGGATCATTGGTGATGCCTCGCGCGGCGCGCGGCGCGTTCGGCGTCGAGACGCGCGGCGGCGCGAACCCACGTATTCGGCCAAAGGTCGGCTTCGGGAATCGGGGTCATTTCGGGTTCGTTGGTCGCGGGCGCGGCAAGCGGCGCCCCTGCATGTTCCGCCGCGAACGCTGGCCGCCGGCCGACGCAATGCGCCGCGATCAGCAGCACGACAATCAGCACCAAGCCGACCGCCAAGACAACGCGATCGGGGCGCGCGAACGGCAGGCGTTTCGGGTCGAAACGGGCAACGGCGAGACGCGGCGTCATTGCGCGTTCTTGCCCCAATCGGCCATGCCCTGGCCCATCGTGAACAAGCCCGCGGCGGCGGAGAGCGCCTGGCCGACCGGCGCGGCCCAGGGGAACGGCAGATGCGAACACAGCAGGCCGAGGCCGGTCAGCAGGGAGCCGTAGAATTTCTTCGATTTCCAGACCGGCTTTTCCGGGGTCGAGGCCGCCAGCAATTTCGCCACGGCCTGTCCCGCCTCGGCTTCCTTCGCGGTGCTTTGCGTCATTTTGCTCTCCGTTTCCTGCGGCCCGGGCCGGCCGCCCAGCCGGCCCGGACCTGGTTGAACTGAAAACCTTCAAGAGATCGACTAACGAGTTGAGATATTTTGCGCCGGGCAAACCGCTAATTGCAAGTAAATTGACATTCGTCTCGCGTTACATGATGTTCACGAATGGTATCAAATCAGCATCAATATCAGCGAATCAGATCAAAAAATTTTTCACGGCGGCGCCTTTTTTTTCGCTTTGCGGAGGACGTGCTGCCGCGTTGGGTTCGGCGAGCCGAGAAAATCGAGCACGCTCTGGCGGTAGATCATCGCCTTGCCGAGGCCGCCGGCGCGGCGGACTTTCTTCTCGCGCACCCAACGATGCACAGTGGGAACCTCGACGCCGCAATGCGCCGCGATTTCGGCGGCCGGCAGCAATTCGGCGTCGCGGAGGGTCATTGCGCGTCCTCGCGCGGGGCGAGCGGAATCTCGAACCGGTCGCATAGGTCGGCCGCCCAGAGAATCGCGCCGATTTTCAGCGCGTTCGGTTTCGCGGTCGCGAGAAAATCGTCGAGCAAATCACGATCGGCTCCGAACAGGCCGTCGCGGTCGAGCTTCGCGACGCGCTCGCCGAGTTGCAGATCCTGATACACGATCGACTTCAACGCCTCGATCAGATTCGAGGCCTGCCAGCGCCGGCCGGCGATGCGCCAGCGCCAACGCTTCTCGCACATCGTCTGCAAATCTTCGGTGGTCATGCCGACGCGGGCCGCGAGCTTCTGAATGGCGCCGCGCTGCGCGGCCGTCGCGAGGGCGCTGGGGTTGCGGCCGGGGTCGAACGATCCCGAGCCATCCGCAGATTTCACAGATTTCGCAGATTCCGGCCGGCCGACATTCGCCATTCGCGATTCGCCATTCGCAATCGGGCTGAGCGCGCCGGGCTCGCCGCGCTCGGCCATGCCCACGCGCCGGTCCATTTCGTTCAGCACCGCCCGCCAGCCTTCGTCGTCCAGGTCTTTCGACGATCCGTCTTTATTTCCCGTTTGAACGGCGATTAACTCGGCTTTGACGAATGCATTAACGACGGCCGCGGGCTCGCCGGTGTGCTTCACGAGCAGCGATTCATAGTGCCGCCGGGCGCGGTTGTATTTGCCGAAGGTCTCATCGCCGAGCCCCAGCGTTTGTTGGCGTTTCGCTTGCGGCATCAGATTCTCGCTCCGCGCCCCAGCCCCCTTCCCGGCGGCGGGAAAGGGGCCGAGGGAAAAGGTTTACTTCGCCGGTTGCGCCGCCGCGGGCGCCGCGGCCACGGCCGGTTTCGGCGCGATCGCAATGCCGAACGCGCGCGGCGCGACCTTCGCGCCGGCGTGCGCGGCCATCGCCGCCGCCGCCGCGCCGATCAGGCCGCTGCCGATCGCCAGGCCTTCCTTCGAAATCGGATCCGGATCGAGGCCCGACGCCTGCCCGGCCATCTGCCCGATGTCGCGGACCAGCTCGGCGTAATCGGCCAGATTCCAGTGCACGCCGCGTTTGCACTTTTCGAGGATCAGGGTCGCCAGATCGAGTTCGGGGTTCGCGTTATTCAGATTCGTCACCGTCATGCTTCGTCCTCCTTGTGATACGCGACGCCTGTGACCAGGTGCAGCAGCGCGCCGCATTTGGGGCAGTTTCTAAAGACCGGCTGGCCGTTGATCCGAACGCCGGAAACGGCTTTATCGCAAAATGGGCAACGGCCCTCCCAATTGATAACCCGGCCATTATTGTTGGCATCGTGCGCGCTGAAACCCTTTGTTTTCAGGCTTTCCGTGCCGATGTGGCCGATATCGGCGGCGGCGGTTTGTGATATCACTCTATCACCTCGATTTGCCCGGCGACGATTTCGACGCGGGCCGCGGCCATCTGCGGCTGCGTGTGAATGAGCTTGCCGCGCACGACCGCGCGGTCGCCCTCGCGCAAATTGACCCGAATCCAGTTGGCGGCGGCCGGCCCGGTCGCGACGACGGAAAACGCGTCGCGGCGATCGGCGCCCGTGTGTTTGTGATAAAGCGTAAACAGCGCGATCGGCACGCCGCGTCCGTTGGCCCGCTGCTGCATGCCGGCGACCTCGCCTTCGAGCGCGACGTTGTTGCGCTCGTCGCGTGGTGAAAATTCCGGGCTGATGAGATTAGCCATTGAGCACCCCTGCGTTGCGGCCGTCGCCGGCGACGCCGGCGCGGATGTCGATCTGGGAGCCGGCGAGCATGCCTTCAAGCAGCGCCATTTTGTTGCGGCTGCACGATTTGTATTGTCCGCGCCTCGTGATCGTCCAACCTTCGCGCTTCAAAAATTCGTCGATCGCCGCGTCTTTAGCCAAGACGAGCGCCGTTCCCGGCTCCGAATGCAGCCGTTCGTCGCCGCGCTTTTCGTCAGCAAATTTCGCCGCGATCGCGGACACGACGCCGACGTAATATTCCCGGATCGAGGCCCATTTCATGCGCGGGTGCAGGTGTTTATATTTGTTCCCGAGACCGGCCACCTGGCGCAGCAAAAACGTAAAAAGATATTGAGCAACCTGGATGTCGCTCGACCGGCCGACCAGAATCAACCGATCCGCCCAACCGGCGCGTTCGACTAATGGGCGGCAATTCAGATGTTCGCCAACGGCCGTAAAAAGCATCGACTGCCAAACCGGCCATTCTTTTTTCTCGCCCACATACTCGCTGCGCACGTCGCCGGCGATCTTCCCGAGGTCGGCCTCGGCCAGGTCATGTTCGAGCATCAGCGATCGCGCGTTGCCGGCCGCGAGCGCGGCCTCGGCCGGGTCGGGATTGTTGCCGGCCAACGCGATCAGCTTGCGGATTTTTTCGAGGATCGCGTCGCGGTCGATCATTTCGTTTTCATCCTGATCTCGCCCTTCGGCGGCCTGATCTCGACCGTCAGCGCGTGCGGAACCGTGCCATGCATTGCGCGTTTGTCCGCCGGATAGAGCATCGATCCGCAGGTCTCGCATTTGCGTTGGCGGTATTTTTTGTTCGAGACGTGGCCGAAGAATCCGGCGCCGCAAAACGGGCACCAGCCACTGTAAAGGTCGGACTTGCGCAGTTTCACGATTTCGCGCCCTCCGCGCCCTGCGGGGCCTTGTGCGGCCCGAACGTCAAGCAAAGCTGGCCAAGGATTGCCGCGGCTTCGGCGCCGCCCACGAGGCCGCGCAGGCGCGCGACGATCGAAGTCAGGTAGTGGGTCAGTTTGCTTTTTTCGCGGGCGATTTCGTCGGGACGCGTCATCCAGTAGTAGCCGCCGCCGGGGAAATCGTTGCTCGAGGCGCGCGCCGCGATCGGCAGGCCGCGCGTCGAAACCAGGGAAGCGATGATGCGCCGCAGTTCGCGATCGTCGAGTTTCAACGATTGCGCCAGCGACGATCGCGCCGCCGCCTGGGCTTTGCCGCAATGCTTCCGGAGCGCCTCCGCAACGCGCCGCTCGTCGGCAGACAAGCCCGGCGGCAGTTGCGGCGCGGCAAAGAGCGCCAGTTGGCTCGCATCGACCTTGGTCACATCGCTCCCCTGGTTAAAACGCGCCCATCGGATAACGAGGAACGGAGGCGGGATTCGAACCCGCGACCTCGGCCAAGTCTGGGGTCGGTTTCATCCCGGCCCCAGGTTCGCCGCGCGCTTCCTGTCTGCGCCACTCCGTTCAAAATGGAATCGCCCCCGCCATTTCCGCGTCGCGCTGCGCTGTGCAGCCCGGGCAAAAATGTTGATGTTTGTCGCCAACCAGAATCGACCAATTCCGACACATGGCGTATCGCTCGGCCGCGATCCGGCCGCCCTTTTTCACGTACACGGACTTTCGGCAGCCTGGCGTGTCGCAAACGACCGTCGTCCCGGTGCTGCCGCGGATGCCCTTCGACCAGGTGCGCGTGGTGCTCATTAAAAAGACTCCTGGCCTTCCTTCGACAAATAGGACCAATCGATCGCATCCTCATCGTCGGGGTCCGGCGCGGCGGCCTCCGGATCGTATTTGTACGGGCAATTCGCCGGCACTTCGGCGCGCGTTTCGGGGCAGCCCGGGCAGTCGGCGCGCTCCATACATGCATCGCAAATGTCTTGACAAATTCGGCAGAGGGACGGATCGCCGCCGACGATGCAATCCGAGCACGCCGACCGTCCGCACGCGTCGCAGGCGCGGATGCAGCCCGAGCATACCCGGTGACCGCAATCGGCGCAGGTGAAAACGTCGGTGTGATTTTCGCCGTGGCAGCACTGGCAGATCATCATCGTCGTCATCCTCAATCGCGATCGTCGGGCACGGCCGCGGCCGGCGCGTTCAGCACGCACCGCGGGCACAAATGTTCCTCGACGAAATGAACGCCGCAGCTCCGGCATTTGCGGGCGGCAGCGGGCGGCTCCGACAGGTCTTCGGCCTCGGCCTCGTCTTCCTCATCGGGGCTGATCTTCGAGCCGAACTGACCGGCCAATCGACGCGCGGCATCGGCCACGCCGTCAACCTTCGAGCGGAGATAATCGTTAATGCCGGCCTCGCAAAGCACGCCGGCCAGACGCGTGATGTTCGTGTCCGTGCGGCAAATGATGTCCGCGAGAATATTCTGTCGTCTGGCGGGGTCGGCAACGGCCGTCGAGCACGTCGAACAAAGGCTGGCCGACGTCATGCCATAGCCGCTCGTCCAGCCGCGAGCTTCGACGACAACGTCGCCCGGCGGCTTGGGCGCGCCGCAAATCAGGCACGGGCTTTGCGCCAGATTCTTTTCCATCGTTACGCCTCCTTGACCTTCGGTTCTTCGTCTTCGATTTCGATTTTCGTTTTCATTTCGAAGCGCTCGGTCGAATCGACCCGGCGATAGCCGGCCGCGGTGATGACATTGTCGGCTTGGCGTTCGAGCACTTCCAAGACGACGCGTTTTTCGATCTTTACCGCGCCGGCGACGCCGAGACCTTCGAGCATGACGATTGCGTCGTTTTCGTTGCGGCCGTCGATCAGCGTCAAATGGCGCGGCGTGTCGCGGAACCCGACCCGGCCCCAGGAAAACTTGACCGATTTGTTTTCCCAGGCGGTGCGCAACCGCTCGGACGCTTTTTTGATTTTTGCCTTGAGGCCTTTGATTCCGTCGTTCTCGATTTTCTTCGAGGCCTCCAGCTTTTCCTTGGCCTTTTTCAGCGCCACGTCGTAGGCGATTTCCGCCTGGCGCAGCGCGAGTTGGCGTTCGCAAATGCGGCGCAGCGCCTCGTTGAGATCGTCATTGGTCCATTTTTTCACGTCGGCCGGCAGGCCGATTTCCTGAGCTTCCATCAGTTCCTCCAAAGTTTGCGCGCGCCGGCGCAGCCGGCCGCGAAAATTCCGACGCCGATGATTCCGCCGATCAGCGCCGGAATGGTGATAATTTCGCCGAGCAAATAGATCAGTGCAGCCACGAAGCCGGCGGCCAGCGCGAAGGCGATCAGGATAATCGCCAGCAGGCGTCTACAGCGTTTCATGGGCTTCCTCGGCGGCTTCGGCGGCCTGGTTTTGTTTGCTCATGCAGGCGGTGCAAAGGTCGGGCTCGTCTTCGCACCAGGCGCAGGCCTCGCCGTCGGCATCGACGCAGGCGTTGTCATCGGTGCAGCCGCAGGATTTGCAGCGGCGCGGCGAGTGCATCGTGTACGAGCCGGCATGAAAAATGGTCCAGCCGACGGCATAACAAATTTCGTCGTTGCACTCGGGGCACATCATGGTCGGCCCGAGGCCGTCGTCGTCGGGCACCGAAAAGCCGATGCCGATTGAATCGATCGGCTTTTTGCACGACGGGCAGGCCTTCGGAATTTCCAACCCCTCGATTTTCGGCGCCGTGACGACCGTGAATTTCCATTCTTCCCAGACCTGGTAGGCGTCGCATCCGAAGGTTGCGGTCGGCGAAAGATCAATAACGGTGGGGTTTTCGCGCGTCGCGGTCCCGCCGATATAAAAAACCGGCTTGATCGTCTCGCCGCATTTCGGACATTGGATGCTGGCTGCCGCGCTTTGGCGATTGTTCGCCGCGTCGAGTTTCCGCGCGGTTTCCTGGGCCTTCGCGAGCAGATCGGCGCTGGCGCGTTCGAGCGCGTCGGCGCGAGCGAGCACGGCGTCGATATCCGGGAACTGACCACTGTTCGCTGTTCGCTGTTCACTGGTCATGGCCGGTTCCTCCATACGAGAAACGCGCCGATGACGAACACGAAAAGGCCGCCATAGGAATAACCGCTCTGCATCGTGCCGAGGGCGCCGCAGGCGATCAGCGCGCCGAGAATGGCAAGCAAAACGCTGGGCTTGCGGGGGGCCGTCGTCGGCTCGATTCCCGTTTTCTGCTCTCGCCCGGGGCGATAATAGGTGCAGAAAACGCCGCCGTTTCGCCACAAAAACCGCCGGAATTCGGCGCGCTCAGGGGCCATCACGCGCCTCCCTTCCGGTCGGCGGCGGCAGAGACGATCAGCGCCCGATCTTGTTTCCGGCCTTTTTTGCTCAACGCGGCCAGCGTCTTGGCGCGTTGGCAAGTCGCAACGACGTGGCCGATTTGCGGAAAAAGAATTTCATCACAGAGGAACGAAAGCGCGTCGTCGGTGATCTCCGGCAGGATTTGCCGGACGAGTTCGCCCATCAGGTCGGGCTCGATTTTGCCGCGTTTGACTTCGGTGTGCGAGATGCGCCGATCCACGCGATCGTAGGTCTGCGAATCGTGCCGTTCGGCCGCGACGATCTTGTCGTGCATGATCGGATGGCCGACGAAAGCGATGCCGCAACCGGCGGCTTCCTGCACGTCGCAGGCGAAATCGAACACGTCGAAGCTGAGGCGCTGCCCCTCGTTGACGATGATGAACCGCGGCTTGCGGATCAGCGAATTAATCACTTCATCCGCCATTTTCTCCAGACGGCTGTAGACGATGGTTTGGGTCTTGGCCAGCCGCGCGTTGAGGATGGCGAGAAACGCTTGCAGGCTGTGCATGCCGGCCGTCGTGCGGAGCAAAACGTTGAATTCGGGGTCCTCGCCCGCGAAGAATTCCACGGGAAACGTCTTGCCGACGCCCGGGTCGCCGTAAATGTCGGCGAGGCTGCGCTCGCGTTTCGCAATATCGAGGGCCTTGATGACGGTCTTCCATGAGGGAAACTCGACCGGCTCCAACTCGATTTTGACCTCGATGACGTTTTCCTCGCGATCGAGAAACGCGGCGATCGATTGCGCGACGGCCACATTGTTGCCGTCGTAATTTTCCGCGAGAAAAAGCGAGATGCTCGGATAGCTGTAATTGGTCCCGGCCGCGATCGAGCGCATCGAGCGCCCCGCCTCGGCTCTGATCCAGACCGCGGCGCGTTCGCGCACGGCGCGGATCGTTTCCAGTTCGGCGGCCGTATAGGTCCGCGTGCGGCGCAACGGCGTGGCCGCATTAGTCTCGGTCATGGTCAACCTCCTTGGTTTTCGTGGTTTTCAGCGGGCGGTAGAATTCGTCGGCGTCGATCGCGGCGGATTTGGGCGGCGCCGCGGCCGGGGCTCGGTAATAATCGTCGATTGAAGCGTCTCTAAAGGCCGTTTCAGCGGCCTTTTCTTCGAGTCTTTTTTCCGCCGTTTTCGCATCGCGCGCGGCCGTCGAAATCGGCAGAATTTGCGAGACGGAGCCGCCGGCGTGGTCGGCGATCGTCGGCTCCGGCGGCAGATCGGCGCGCTCCGGAATGCCGGCCGATTGCGCGAAGGTCAGATTGCGGATGCGGGCCGCGTGCAGTTGCTCCATGCCCACGGCCTGTTTGAAGGCTTTTTTCTCGTGAGCCAGCGCCTCGTTGGCGGCCTTGCTCATCGCCGGCACGTAGCCGGGCACTTTCGCCACGCGAGGGGCGACGCAGATCAACTTCGTCGTCGCCGGGTCGCAAACGAAAACCTTGTCGAGATAATCCGGGTTGTAACGGACCTGGACGGGGCGGCCGTGCCAGGGCATCAGGGCGACCGCGTCGCGGAAAATGCAGTCTTTGAACAAGGTCACCTGGCAGTTGCGCACGGTGACCGATTCGACGGTGAGCCAGAGCATCCAGAGGGCTTCGCGATCGACCGTGCGGATGGTGTTGTCGCCGGTCTTCCAAACCTCGGCCGGGCTCACGCCGTTGAGGTCTTCGGCGTCGCTGCCCGTGCGCGTGTTGAACCAATGAACGAAGTGATCGACGAAGCCGGAAAGCTCCGACCAGGTCGGCAGCGTGCCGTGATCGAGACCCACCGGAAGGCCCGCTTTAATGCGGTCTTTCGTGAGTTTTTCGAGTTCGGCGAGCTTCTCGGGCCGCTCGTTTTTGTTCCGGCCGCGGCAGCCGACGATGGCCGGGCAGAAACGCTCCGACCAGTTGCGGAACGCGCGCTCGATCGTCTTGGCCTTGGCGTTTTTGACCTTCGAGCGGACGATCTTGATGTGCAGCGTTTGCTCGACAAGCAGCGCGACGGCCTCGGAGAGATAATCCTTGCCGTTGTCGGTGTTGGCGATATCCGGCAGGCCGTGCTTTTCGATGCCGCGCAGCAGCGCCGTTTGAATGCTCTGGCCGCTCGGGCTCTCGCATTTTTCGTGGCCGACGAGCATCGTGGATTTGTAATCTTGCCAGCCGGTCAGCCACATCGTCGCGAGGAAACGGCCGTCGGGCGAAACGCAGCGGATATCGATGTTGTAGTGATCGCCGACCCAGGCCAGATTCGCCCAGGCCTCGGCGCGGGTGCGCGTGATGAACGGGCCGAAGCGGTCCATCGCCGCCTGAATGCCCTTGCGCGCCGCGTACTTCAAAATCTCAATTTCCGGAGTGGATAACTGGCGCAAAATCGTGCTGTAAGTCACCGGCGATTGCCCGAGCGAGCGGCAGCGCATGGCGTAATAATCGTAGACCTGCGCCACGGTGCGGTTGGGGCATTTGCGGTCGAGATAGAGGCTGAGAATTTCGCCCCACCGCTCGGCGTCGACGCGCGTGGTGCCCTTATTCGTGCCGTAGTTCTCGGCCAGGTCGGCGAGGCGATGGTTGGCCTCGTAGGCGGCCGACCAGCGGTGCAGCGTCGCGCCGCTGATGCCGTGCCCGGCGGCGAAGTTGTCGCGCGCGCCGGTGCGGTCGCGGTCGAGCGAATCGCGCCGGGCGATCCAGCCGCGCACGATTTCCTTGCGGCGCAGGGCCTCGGGCGCTTTGTCCGGGTT